CGATTGCTATTGTCGTATTGCATTTCATTCCTTTGCTTTTTTGATTGCCGAACGGGTCTTGCTGTCAAGCAGTGACCACAGTGCGACCTTTTGATCTGCCTCTAGGTTCTCCGAATCAAGCCGTTCAAGGGCTTGTTTTGGATTGCCTTCAGCAACATTAGCGATTAGTTCAACCGCTAATTCTTGAAGGTACTGCATTTCTTCTGGTGGAATACTGTCTGCAATACCTTGTGCCGGGGTGATGATGACTTTCTCAACAGGTTTTGATGAATCAAGAGCATCATGTTCAACGATTTCAAGCGCAGCAACCCACAAATATCTACGGAGGTAGGTCTGCACTGCCCCAAGGTTTTGAACCTCGTGACAGCCCTTTAAAGCCGCTGTAGACATGGGTGATTCAATGAGGATCACTTCCTCTGGCTTTTCGTTGTTGACAATCCGCATATCTGCGATTTCTTTGCCAAAGCTGATGATGCCTGTCAGACCAACTTCTTTAAAGATGTCCAAAGCCGGGATGATGAAGTCGCCAAGTTCAAAGTATTTGTAACCAGCGAACTTGTTGTGGCCTGACTTCTTGAGTTCAATGCTGTGGAACTTTTTACGAGCCACATTGAGTTTTTGATAGACATTCATTTTGATTCCTTCAGTAAGTTCTTAGATTCTTGATCTAGGTCTTTATATTCGACCCAGTGGTTTTCCTGACAGCAAGAGCGTTTGTCATTGCGCTCCTCAAGGCAGTAAGCGCAGAATTCTACGCCTTCAAAGTCAGTCATTGTGGCCTCTTGACAGGTTGGGCCAAAAGCCACCTGTCGCCAAGATGTCTGATTGATTTAACCCATTGGCGGCAGTTATGGCGCTGGATGTGTGCTGGCACACCTTGAACGCAGAACATACTGCGAACTTTACTCAATACTTGTGTGTTCATCGTCTACCTTTGTAAGTTCAATTGATTGAGGCAGATCACGATAGCTGCCGCCTTTAACGTGATTGAAGCCGTAGCCCTCAATCATTTTGTTTGCGTAGTCAAGAAGAATCTTCTCGATCTCTGCGCGGGTGAATTCAATTTTCATGGACGCTCCTAAGTTGTTGAGCCTCTATTGTTAACTCAAAAAAAGCGTGTGTGTATAGGGATAAACCCTAATGTTCAGATCATTTTTTTGATGTAATCTTGCGCCATGAACCAACACGACCAAGACGAGTACGAGGCAAGCGAGGCATTACTTAATTATGCTATTACGCTTGTCAAACAGTACACAGACCATCCGGGTGATCTAGATGCGGCTACCAAAGCCCTCTTGATTTCCACATTAGAACAACTTTTTAACAGGAGAATTTACATTGAGCAATTTATTGGCTAAACAGTATTACTTAGACCAGATTAAGAAAGACAATGCGCCGCATCGAAAGATTGCAAACCGCATGGCTGGCAAGTTTGATGTTTCACCAGCGTTGATTAAGAATGAATTGCTTGAGGAAGGCTACATTCGCATCTCTAATGTGGTCTTTATCAAGGGCGAGCAAAAGCGCAACTTCTTCTTTGAGTTGACTGGTAAAGAATTGAACACTACTAAAGAAATTAAGTTCACACAATCGAACAAGTGGGAAGACGGAACACCAAAGAGCAGTGGCAACGCATTTGATTTGTCAACTGCCAAAGGATTGTTTAACAAGTCTGAGTTGGCTGCTTCTCAGAACAAAGGAAAGCCACACAACTACAACCCACCAGTTCAAATCATTGCATATTCACGAGCATGACCTACAAAACCGATTCATTTTCACAGTGTGAAGGCAAAGACAAGCTGCCAACAAAAGAGATTGCACTTGTCATCGTTGGAAGACGCAGAGACAGTGCGATGGAGGCTTATCGCTGCCCACATTGCAATTATTGGCACGTTGGTCACGCAACGCCCACACAACGCAATTTCAAGAAAGCCCCCAAATGAGTGGCAAAGGGAGTTCACCAAGACCGTTCTCTGTATCCGCAGAGGATTTTTCAAACCGATGGGATGCCATCTTTTCAAAAGGAAAGTCAAATGTTAACAATGTTCCAAAAGAAACCAGTGGGCCAGATGGCTCGTCTTCAACTGTTACTGAGCAGGAAAGAGGGCGCGACAGCAGCGGAGATTGCTCGCTACCTGCCGACCACAAGTCCACACAGTAAGATGGCTAGGCTTGTCAGAACACACGGTTGGACGATCTTGAAAAAAGATAACGCTGACGGAACTAAACAATACTTTGGCAAACCGCCGAAGAAGTGATATAGTTGCTTGAAACACGGCTAGGTCTGAAGTCATGAGCAGACCGAAAAGAGTTACCCCTTCTCCTGCCGCAGTTTCTTCAAAGGGGCTGTTAAAAAGTGGGCAATATGCACTATTACCAATTCAACATTGGCGATTACAAAAGCCATACAGAGCATCTTTCAGAGATGGAAGACCTTACCTATCGGCGTTTGCTTGATTGGTACTACCTTCACGAAAGTCCAATTCCTCTTGATGAATTAGAGGTCGCAAGACAGATTCGTATGCGTTCGCATAGCGATTGCATTGCAGTCGTATTGCGAGAGTATTTTGAGCGCACTGATGATGGTTGGATTCATCACAGGGCTAACAAAGAACTTGCCAAAGCTGGAGAGAAATCTACCAAGGCAAGTCAGAGTGCAAAGGCTCGTTGGGATAAAAAGTCTAACAAAAACAAGGACTTACCTGTTGATGCGAACGCATTGCGAACGCAATCCGAAGGCAATGCTACACATAACACATTACACATAACACAAGACACAGAACACAAGAAGAAAGCAACTGTCGTTGCTACGCCTGAAGGCGTTTCAGAATCTGTTTGGCAAGACTTTGTTAAACATCGAAAGGCAAAGAAGGCTCAGGTCACTCAGACCGTTATTGATGGCATTGTTAAACAAGCACTTATTGCTGGCTGGACGCTTGAAGACGCATTGCGTGAAACGATCATCCGTAATTGGGCTTCATTCAAAGCTGACTGGGTGCAAGACAAGAATCTAAGTCAGACTGGTCAAATGAACCAAAGGGTTTCTTCTGGGCTTACTCGTGGACTTATCGGAGGCAATGGCAATGTCAAACTACTTGGAAACTGATTTCTGCACCCAAGATGAAGGTCTTGATTACATTTTTGCTCGGATGCTGGCAATCTTTGGGGCATCTTTTAATCGCCACTTTGATGGCATTGAACCTAGCTTTGTCCGTGATGAGTGGAAAAAGCAAATTGGCAAGTTCCTGACGTACAGGCCAAGCATGGACTTTGCGATTGAAAAGCTAGATGGTGACTTTGTGCCCAGCGCAATTAAGTTCCGCAACCTTTGCAATATTGGCCCTGACATCCCTGTCAAACCAGTCCAGCAGATCACTAAGCAAAGAACACAAGCTGAGATCGCCGCCACTGAAATTGCAAAAGCAAAGGCCAAGGCATTGCTTGCAGAACTTAAGGGTAAACACTGATGCGAAAACAAACAAAGCTGTGGAAAATCTAAGGCATGAAACCAACACGCCAAGAAACGATCAGGAAGCTACTGTTGCAAAAACCAGACGGTTTAACAATTGCTCAGATAGTCGAAGTCACAGGATTCCACCGATCAAACATCAATACTGCCATTAAGGGTATGCCTGATGTTTACATTGACCGATGGGTAAAGAGAGAGCGCGGTGCTTACAAGAAGGTGTTTTGCGCTGTGTATGTTCCCGATGATTGTCCGCATCCTGACAGCCCTACAAAGCCTAAAACGGTTTGGAGGGTGATATGACCCGTACCTATGCGATGAAGCGACTGTTAGAGCATGGAGAGTTATCAGCTAAAGAGTTAATTGAAATAACAGGCTGGAAATCAAAACAAGTATGGGCAACCATCCAACGGCTTCAGAAGACAAATATTCTGAGGAAGTATCCAAAAATGAAGTGGGGTCTGATTGACCTGAAACCTTACCCATGACACGCAAAGCAGTAAGCAACCAAAGCGACAGATACATGATTGAGCTTGGAGAAGCCAGAGTGCTTTACCGCACTTACGAGGCAACAGGCAAGAAGGTATTGACACCTGTTCGCATTGAGTGGCTTGAACGCACCTATGGCTCTGGTTCTGTGGAGCGCATTAAGGGTTTGATGGTGAAACTACAAAAAGGAGAGCTTGAATGACAGCATATTATTTTCGTGTGGTTGAAGACGGAAAGCCAAATGGATGGGTTGGATTTGTAATGGCCCCAACAGTACAGGAGTTGTTTTTGGCGATTGATGAATTTGTTGACCCGTATGCGGTTGAGATTCAAACAGCAAACACGGCTGGTTATTGCTATCACATGGAAATTGATGGCGATGATGTTGAAACTTCAAAATATGAAACTTCTGAACTTGAGCCTTTTTTTGATAGGCCCAAATGGAGAAAGCCAGTTTGGGTTACAGATGCAAACTTTCATACGACTGTATAAAAATGACATTTCAAGTAATTTTCTCGGTTGAAGGCGATCCAGTTGGCAAGCAACGCCCAAGGTTTTCGAGAGGCCGAACCTACACGCCCAAGAAGACAGTGGATTACGAAAAGCTGATTGCCGACAAAGCACGTTCAGCAATGGGGTCGTCAGAGCCCTTAGAAACGCCTGTAGCGGTTTATTTGTATGTCAACCATGCCATCCCCCCAAGTTACTCGAAAAAGCGCAAGGAAGCCTGTTTAAATCGTTCTGAGCGACCAAAGAAGCCTGACCTTGATAACAGCGCAAAGGCTTATCTTGATGCGATGAACGGCATTGTTTACCGAGATGATGTTCAGGTGGTAAGCCTTCATGTGACCAAGCGTTACGACACCATTGCCAGTGTTCATGTTTGCGTGAAGGAAGAACTGGAATGAAAGTCACTCTCCACAACACACAACAGGCGCACACTGTCCTGAAATATGTTTGGGCCAAGGCCAAGCCTTACCTGATGGCTGGCAACAAGCTGGTGCTGACGATTGAGAAAGAAAGCAAAAGCCGAGATCAGGAAGAAATGTATCACGCCATCATTGGGCACATTGCAAAACAAGCAAGCCATTTAGGTGCAAAGTGGTCAACAGAGGATTGGAAGCGTTTTCTTGTTTGGCAGTTTGCAAAAGAAGTGGGGATCAGCACAGGGAAACTTGTTCCAAGTCTCGATGGCACTGGAATCGTTCAGCTTGGCTTGCAAACAAGAAAGTTCAAGAAAGACGAAGCCAGCCAATTTACCGAATGGTTACTAGCATGGGCGGCACAAAATGGCGTTGAAATTCCCGAAGCATAACTACATCCGCAGTAAGAAACTGCTTGAGGCGGCAAGACAAATACCTTGCCAGCACTGTGGCGCTGATGACGGTACGGTGGTTGCTGCCCACACAAATTGGGGTGGCGGTAAGGGTAGAGGAATTAAAGCCGATGACAACCTGATCGCAAGCCTTTGTTTTGCCTGTCACAGCCAGCTTGACCAAGGCACATCCATGACAAAAGCCGAACGAATGGAAA